GGATTAAAACAAGCAGTTAGATCCCTAAAGAAATCTATTAAAAAGAACAAAGAAGACAATGTTTAAACCAGGAGAATCAGGAAACCCAGAAGGTAGAAAGAAAGGTTAACAAAACCATTATACTAAGAAAACGAAAGAGGCCTTTGGAATGCTTTTAGAAGGTAACCTTACTAATCTATCTCTATGGCTAGAACAAGTAGCAGAGGAAGATCCTAAAGAAGCACTGAAGATTGTTATGGCTCTATCGGAAAGGTTTGTACCTAAGTTAAGTCAACAAGCTCTAACAGATGGAGATGGTGAGAACTTATTGAAAGGTATTAAATTTGGATTTGGACCAACATTAGAATCAAAAGATGAAGACAACGGGATTTAGTCCGACAACGACACAAGCAGAATTCATAGACTTAGTACTTAATACAGATGGCAAATACTATACATTAGTAAGTAGCCGTCAAGCGGGGAAAACAATGTTAGGTATGAACATGTTGCTATACTTTGCCTTAAATAACGGAGGAGCAAAGGTAGCATTCATATCACCAACATACATGCAAGTAAGAAAGGTAATGGAAGAACTCCATAATGCCATAGCCTTAGCAAAGATAACAAAGAAAGTAAACTACTCTACTTACGAAATACACTTCCATAATAATTCAGTAATCTATTTTAGATCAGCAGATAACTATGATTCCTTAAGGGGTTATACCTTTGATTTCATGATAGCAGATGAAGCAGCATACTTAAAAGAACAAGGATGGCGAAGTGCAATACAACCAACAGTCCTAGTAAGAGGCAAGAAAGTAATCCTAATGAGTACACCAAGAGGTCAAGACTTCTTCTATGAAATGTATCAACTGGGTCTTTCAAACGAGCACCCCAACTACCACTCATATAGAATGACATACAAAGGAAATCCTTTTGTAGATATGGCAGAGATAGAAGCAGCAAAGAAAACCTTACCCCAAGCAATCTTTAAAGCAGAGTATGAAGGAGAGTTTGTTCAAGGAGAATCAATGGTATTCGAAAACTATACAGCTTGCATGGTTGACAGATACCCACAACCTAAAGGAAGGATATTTGCAGGAATAGATTTAGGTAAAGAATCAGATTACACAGTTGCTACATTCATCGACGAGACAGGACAAGTAATAGATATCTACAGAGACAACAAGAAAGATTGGACAACCATGATCTCACAAATAGTCTTAAGAGCCAAGAAGTATAATGCAACCCTAATGGTAGAAGCAAACTCTATGGGTACAGTAGTAATAGAACAGATTAAAAAGAAACATCAAGATACACATGCCTTTCAAACCACTAACAAATCCAAGCAAGAAATAATAGAAGGCCTAATCCTAGATTTCCATGAAGAGTCTATCGTTATCCCGGGTCCTAAACTGTTACCAGAACTTCAGAATGAATTAGATGTATTTGAGATGAGATACTCACCAAAATCTAGATCGGTCATCTATGCCGCTCGAGAGCCATTTCATGATGATATAATTATAAGCCTTGGAATTGCTAACTACAACCGTAAACAAAACAAATCCTATGGTATGTATACCGTCATGGGAAGGCGATAGGCAACAGACTTTTCTAAATTAACCAATAATATATTTAATAGTATATGTTTGAGATCACAATAGACAATAAGCAATACAAGTTTCCAACCAGACTTACAGTAGATAAGTGGCAAGAGTTGGCACGTTGGGATATGCAAGTAGAAGACCATTTCCCAAGACTAATAGCTGGTCTAATTGATTGCGACTGGAGAGACCTGCAAGATATAGAGTTAGGCCAACAACAAATCATGGTAGGTTACTGTATTAGCCTAATGAATCAGAGGCGAGATACTAAAGACAACTTAGACTTAGCCACTATTAACTTTGGCCAGTGGATTGATCTAGATGTATGGACTTCAGAAGGTTTTGACAAATCTATTAAGAAGGCTCTTACTATCTTAGGTGACACCCCTTGGGCTGACGAAGCCTTACAAAAGATAGAGCGATGGATAGATTACAGAACATGGATCTATAGACAATATGCAGAGATGTTTGGCCTGTTAGAAGAAGGAGAAGAAGACCAAGAAGAAGACAACGACAAACCAATAGACCACAATGATATCATATCAGGATGGTATACTATAGTGTGTAGCTTAGCGAGTGAGAACCTATTGTGGATAGATAGTATAACAGAACAGCCACTCCTATCGACTCTAAACTTCATGGCTTACCAGAAACGAAAGCAGATCGCAGAGAACTTTCAACAATTAAAGAAACAAAGAGAATATGACTTACAAAGACGTAGTAGATAGAATCAAAGAAATAACCTTTGACCACAAGATGTTGGTAGACTTCGGTTACGGCCAACTATCAGATATTAAGACAAGAGCAGAAGGCAGTGATGGTGATGTTAATGATGCAGACTACCCTTACTTGTTCTTAAACCCAGCAGCACATGTTAGAACACAGACACAGATAACCTATAACTTTAACATGGTTGTAATGGACATGGCAAGAGAAGAAGAAGGAGATCCCTATCAAAACTTCTTAGCAATCCAATCAGATTGTATACAGTATATTGATGATGTAATCGCTAGGTTATATTTCCATTACACTGATCAACCCGAAGTAAGTTTCGATTTAAGTTATACACCATTCTATGAAAGGTTCCAAGATGATCTTGCAGGAGCTACGGCTAATCTAAGTATTACAGTACCTACAAACATCAATGATTGTATATCGCCTTTCAACCCTAACTTTCCAGCTCCAGTAGGTGTGCTTCAACTACATGTAGTCTCTAATAAGGATCAGCAATTCGAACCAGACGATGAACAGTCTCCATTCGAAGCACAGACCGTTGTATTAGATACTCAGAATGGTTGGAGACCTGACGAACCATTTAACTTATATAGACCTCAAGTTGATGGCACGTGGACTTGGGTTTTAGATGGTTACACAAGACTTAACTTAGACAAAGGAGATTGGCCTAGTAATCCAGAGATGGTCTATAATTATAATGGTCAGATTGTTCCAGTAACTATAACTAACTGGCCACAAGTACAACCTCAGCTTGGAGTTGACACACCATTCACAGCACAATGGTCTAACCAATACTATGCTGCTGACGGTAATTTCATTACATGGAATTGGCTTAACGATCCAGTAGTAGAAGATGAGTTTTTAATCTTAACTGGTACATCACTAAAAGGATATTTCACACCTAGCATATAATGGCATTTGATCAAGGTAACTTCGATATATTCCAAGAGTTGATAGAAGAGATCAATGACTTAGACGGTGCTATACAAAGTTTAGCCACTGAACTGGCAACAGAGATAAGAGAGAATGCACCAGTAGCAGCAGTCAACGGTGGAAGCCTTAAGAGAAGTGTTAAGGTCCTATTAGATAAGTATGGCTTTCAAATAGAGATGAACGACTATGGCTTCTTTCAGAACTATGGTGTAGGTCCACAAGCAAGAACTCCATTTAATCAGATGCCTACAGGTGGTGAACCAGAACAACCCTTTGGAATTAAGAGTCCTATTAGTTTAGGAGACTATGAATACAAGACTAGAAAGTTTGGCTTACCTGCTAGACAATTCTTTAACATACAGGATATAGAAGACAGACTGATCGAAACAGTCTTAAATAATATAGAAATATAATATGGCAATAACAGCAACTCAAACACCTTACAGACCATTTGACATGGCCTATGGTGCAAACCCTATAACACTAGATGGTATTACAGCTTCACAAGAAAAGTATGCCTTACAGATCACTATAGTAGGTCAGACAACTCCGATAGCAGACATTAGACAATCGCCTAATAGGTATGCAAGAGCTATCTTTGATATACAAAATATATTACAGTCTCAGATAGAACCTAGTAAGAACAACATTGATGGCTTACACTACTCAGCAAGTGGCTTTGCCCAACAGAATACAAGGATGAGAATAGCTAATGGAGAATTAGTACAATATCAGATAGCATTTACTACAGAGACCAATGGTCAACTAGATGCACCTTTTACTATTAGTCCTATAATCTATACAACACTAGGAGGAGCTAAAGACTATTGGCAAGTTCCCTTTGACGAAGGTGCTAACTTCATCCCTATAGTAGACGGTACAGTAGATGGTTGTACAGATATTAACTTTGCAGCTAGACCACTATCAGATAACCAATGGACTATAGCAGACACAGAGACTGGTGATAACTTACTTACAGTTAATGGAGGTTACCCAAGTCCTGGCGGAATAGATGTACAGAATGTATATGCAGGAGACCAGTGTACTAAATCATTTTGGCAAACTATCTCAAGAGTAGCAGGACCCTATCCAGCTTCAACACTTGCACGAGGTATAGAAGCCTTTCATATCTTACAATGTAATGCAGCAGGTAGCATAGTTAATACAACTACCTTAGCCAACACACAATCAAGTGGCGGTGGTCCTAATATAACCTTAGGACAAGGCTTAATCCCAACAGGTAACTTTAATGTAATTACACTAGCAACAGGACCTGCTAACTTTCCAAAAGGTAACCTAAAACCTAAAACTACTCACTACTATATAGTGCCAGTACTTTACACTCCTGCTAGTTGTGCTGAAAACCAACCACTACTTATGCAAGAGGCAGCATGGAAAATACAAAGGTATAACGTACTACAAAAACCATGTAATGACTTTGATCATATACAGTTTGCTTGGATGAACTCAGAAGGTTTAGAGATCAGTTCACGTTTACTAAGCGTAATGAAAAGAAGATAAATAGTACTAGGAATAACTTTCTTCAAGAGACTGCAGATTATAATGATACTAGATACAC